TGGGCAAATACTTACTAGACGCACCCATTTTTGTGATAGCATTTGGTTCACATGGAGATCGCATGGGCCGTCGTCGCCGTTCTGGTTCCCCTGCTTTTGGGGGCTCCGTTGAACCTCGTCGGGCTCGCGCCTCCAGAGTTTCGCAAGGCGCGCGCTTGTTTCTATTCAGCCGCCTTGATTCTAGGGGGAATGAGTCTTGTGTGGCAAGTACAAACGGACAAACCACTATTGTTTCGCCTTGTTGTTGGTATATCCACGTGGGCACTGATCGGCGCTGGCCTACCAGAAGCCTTAAGGTGGGTAAATGCACGGGAAAAGTTCATTCAGGAGATGACTCCGGTCACCGTAAGCCCGGCGTCAATAGATCTATCATCGAAGTCGTGGGCTGGGAAGCTATTGAAAGCCGAAAACACGATTCGCATTCACAATCTAACAAGCGAAGTCTGTTATCAAGTATGGGTAAAGTTGGCCATTCAATCCCCCGTTATTGAACCATATCATCTAGCGTTTAAGCAAGTATTGTCAGGGGTAAGAAACAACACCCAAAAACTTACCCTTTCGCATGAGGGGCGCATTTTCTTGGGACAGGATGCTAATGGCCACAAGGCAGTTTGGCTGTTATTGGCGAGTCTAGACCCCAACCAAACCCTTCCTATACAAGTAAGCAGCACATACCCGGGGCTAACGGGCGACAAGAATGTAGTGAACAACGCCCAAATTACTATTGCGGGATTTTCTAAAGAGCCTTCAAACGTCTTTAAGGGTTCAGGTGCTACGCTAAGCGATTTCAAGCCGCCAGAGCAAATGACAGTTACAGGTACAGGCCTTCTAGTGGTTCCTAAGGATGAATAACCAAACCTTGACAATAGCCGCGCACGGTTCGACCATAAAGGAGGCTTATGCGACCGAGAACACAGATCGCAATACCAGAACCAAAGGGTTCCGAGTTCGAGAACTTCGACCGGTTGGCCGGAATCCTAATGCGCGTGAAGCCCAAGAAAAAAGCTGCTGCGAAGCGCAAGAAACTGGCGAAGAAGAAACCGAATTAACGTTTCCGCTTTCCGCGGCCCTGCCGCTTCGGGCCACCCTTCCCCTACTCGGGTTGATCTTTTCCGGTGAGCCGCTCCCAGGTAAGGCGACGGCCAGAAACCTGAGAGCACACAATGGCGAACCGCTCCGCGTCCGTCAACTTGCGCCCGTTATACCGGAAGGACTGTTCGTCAAGATAGCGGAACAGATGGAACGGTTCCACGCTGATGTACGTGCCGTGAAGCTGGCGCTTTACCAGACTCCAGAAGTTCTCCATCGTGTTGGTATGGACGTTTCCGCGTGCGTACTCTACAGCATGGTCCACAACTGCATGCTTATAGTCGGCAGACAGACCGTTGTAGGATTGCAGCGCGTCACTGAACAGCGCAGAACCCGCCTGGATGTTCTCACGCACCTGCCGATGAAGCTCGTGTTTGCGGCGCGTCGGGACCGAGAACGTGCGAACCTTGCCGCCGCGCTCAACCATTCCCAAGGCGATAGCTTTGTCTTTTCCACCAGTGCCGGTGATAACGCGCTCCCGTTTGTCCCGATGCATGAAGCGCGCCTTACCGCCGATGAACGATTCGTCAACTTCAACTTCGCCCGACAGTTTGGTAGCCGACTTGTCCTGCATCGCTTCACGAACGCGATGCAGCATGAACCACGCGGTTTTCTGCGTCACGCCAAGGTCGCGGGCGATTTCGCACGAACTGACACCGTTCCGGCAGTTAGCAACCAGCCACATAACTGGAAGCCATTTGTCGAGTCCGATAGGCGATTCGTTCAGAATCGTTCCGACTTTAACGGAGAATTGTTTGCGGCATTTGGTGGCGCGGCATTTCCAGATACGGCGAGTCGAAAGGAACATCGGTTCCGCAGCGTTGCAATAGGGACAGGTAACGCCCTTGGGCCAACGCTTCGCCGCAAGGTACTTCAGCGAGTTGTCGGGATTGGCGAAGTAGATGATTGCTTCGGCCAATGTCTGTGGGGTTTCCATGACTAGAGTATGTCATAAAAACCTGGGTGTGTCAAGTAAGTATTTGCCCTTGCTTGGCACGCTCTTCGTCCACGATTGCACCGCGCAGCGCGCAGGTTTGACGAAAACCGTTGTACATCAGTCGCCATCCACCGATGCGGTCATCATCGGCGGATTCGGGTGCCGGAAGCCCATGACGGCGGAAGACATCCCCCATTTGCTCCGCAACGGTGTTCGCGCTTCCGCGCTTCGCCCACGCATCGGGCGAGAGAAACTCGCGCTGGATCAGCTTGCGCTCGTCTGCCGGAGTGAGATCGACCATCATCCCCGCGAAATCCGCTTCGGCGGTCGCGTTCACCACCAGTTCCCGGTACACAACCACAACGTCCATCGGCCAGTCCGTGGAGCCGCCGAACATCCGCTCGAAGGTCTGCGGCGACAGCTTGCCGGTCGCGAACCACAGGTGAACGGCGTTATGGGCGAACCCCCAGTCAGTCGCGGTCCATCGAGTCCACCAGGGCTGGATGAGTTGCTCGCTCTCGTTGACCGAGAGGATGCATTTCGATTCATCCCAAACGCCCGAGAAGTACTGGCCGGCGAAGCTCTCGAAGCTGCCCAGCAGATGGCCGGCGCGAATGGATTGCGGGAGCTCGTTTAGCTTGCGCCCGTACTGGCTCTTTTCGATAAAAAGCTGGAAGCGCTCATCGTTCGATAGTGCGTAGTAATCACGCTCCGAGATTTCGCCGGTGCCGCGCATCCACTCGTAGTTGTCCCAGCCATAGCTTTGAATGAAGGCGTAATCAGAAGCACGCTCTTTGCCGTGATACTGCTTGAGCCAGAACACGCGTCTGAGATACTCCGTCCCGCAGCCGCCCGGGTTGAAGAAGAGCCCCATCTTGCACAGCCCGTCCGGAGCGCCAGGCGCCCGGTTCCGAGTGTTGATGGTGCGAAGCTCGGCTTCGCTGAACTGCTCCGCCTGATCGATGAAGATGTCGAAGAACTCAGGCCCGTAAAACTTGCGGTCAACCTCCATGCTGTTCTCGGCGTACATGAACTTGATCCGGCTACCGTGGGGGAGCAGGATCTCGTAATCGGTCGAGTTGTAATACTGCCGAAGCTCTGGGTATTCCTCCCAGAACTTCTGGATGTGGTTTTCTTTAACGTCGGCGAGTACGCGACGCATGATCACGCCGATGGTCTTGGGATACTTCCCGCGACGCATGAGCATAATGCGCCGGATCGCGCCTGATTTGGCACCGCCGAGCGCCCCGCCGTATCCGATCCAGGTCGCGACATCGGGGCCGCGGGCTTCCATCAACCGGGCAAGATCCAGTTGTTTAGGCTGGAGCGCAATGTCCAGAATCGGATTAGTCCGGCTTCTCATCAAGCACCGACCGAATGACCATCTGAAGGCCCCCTCCGCCGGGTCCGGTATGCTCAATCTCCTGCTTTTCTTTCCACCCGGCTCGGCACTTCAGCCAGAAGAACGTGGCCGCCGGAGGATCACCGGCTATCGCCATCTGGTATGCCTTGTTCGCCACGGCCGCGTTGGCTTTATCAGCTGCCGTGTCCAACTCGTGCCGGAAATGCTTACGGAGCGTCTTTCCGTCGATCCCGCTGGTTCCCAGGCACTTGGCGATCTCAGGGTGGGGGAATCCGGTAGCCGCCATGCTGCGGACGGTATTCCGGTCGGCTTCGGTTGGCTCGTACTTTGGGCGCCCTCGTGACATTTTTATAGGCGGGAAATAATCGCGATCAAGGCTGAACCTCACTACCTAAAGCATTCTCTTGCTTCAATATCCGCAGCTCGGCGTTCCAATCTGATAGCGCCAGGCACAAGCCCTGGAGGTCAGGGTTCCCGGCGAGTATCTCGGCTTCGATGGCTTCAATCTCCCGCCGGCAGCGTTCGATCATTGGATTCGCTCCGCTTTGATCTCCGCAAACGTTCGCTGGTCGCCCTGGAGCATCGCCTGCTTGCCTGTCAGCTTCTCCCATCGCATCACCACCTGATCCACGAATCGCGGCTCAATTTCAATCCCGCAGCAGATTCTGCCGATTGTCTCGGCGGCGGCGAGCGTCGTACCTGAACCGAGGAACGGCTCCCACACAACGTCGCCGCGCCTGGTGTGGTTCATGATGGGTCGACGCATCAGTTCGACTGGTTTCTGGGTGGGATGATCAAGCTTTTCCTCAGTTGATCCGCCCATGATCATCTTGGGTGACGCGGCGTCCCAGATCGTGCTTTGGTCGCGGCTGCCAAGCCAGTGGGCCGTTTTGCCGCGTCTCACCGCGTACCAGCAGGGTTCGTGCTTCCAGTGATAGGCCTGCCGGGACATAGCGGCGGCAGTCTTGTTCCAGATGATCTGCTGC